AGATGTGCTTGGTACATATTTTGATGTTCCAGCTCAGCATCGAGGCGTTGATAGCTTTAGATGGATAACTACATCTGAAATTATGTCAATAATCTCAGGTATTGGTACAGCAGCAGCTGGCGTACACGCTATCCAAAGCTTAACTAATGCACCAGATGCATTTTTGCTTGGAAGAGGTGTAATAACTTCTGATAATGCAGCATCCGACCTCGAGACCGCATTAGGTGCTAACAAGAAAATAGCAGTAGCTGGCGATATGTCAGGTTACTATGTTTTCCGAAGAGCTGGCATGTCGATCCGTAGAAATGACTCGCTCTATATGGGTAACGGACAGGTAGGCTTCTTCGCATCAGTTAGGTCTGACGGAGCGTTTGTTCGAGATAATTTCACAATCATGCGTAACCCAGCTAGCTAGGTAACGGTTTGTGAGTGATATGTGTAGAGAAGTTTGATATACACATTTTCGGGGTTAATCTCTTCCTTCTCGGAGATTAGCCCCACTTTAGAAAGGATTAATTATGACAAAAGCAATTTGCATTGAGCCGATTGGAATAGAAGGCGGAGAGACCTATAATTCAGGTGAATCATATGACGTTTCCGCAGCAGTACTTAAAAATTATTCGTATGCATTTAAAGTAACTGAAAAAGCTACTACTAAAAAAGACGCATCTGTATCAAAAGAAAATAAATAGGAGTAAAAAGTGGTTGGAGAAAAACCGAGTTATTATACTTACGCTACCGTATCCGAGTTCCGTGATTATCTCGCAGGAACTGGATATAGCTCTGGCTGGACATCAGACGCATCAGTTTTGCGTAGGATGCTACATGCTGTAAGTAAATTAATGGAATCTTACTGTCAATATAATACATGGGGTCCAATGACTCTAGGTTTGAACCTGGATATTGGTTTTGGAAATCTTGTAAATGATACAAGAAATATCTATCCTTCTGTATCGCCATTTTTAACTACTGGTGCTAGAAGAGCTGAGATAATATTCCCATATTGGTGCAATTCTATTACCTCTATTACGGCATATTCTGGCACATCTCGAACCAGTTCTGAGGTATGGGCAGCTGGATTATCTAATGACTATTTGACAGTTCCTTACAATTCAGAGCCGTTTCTGGGTTTCAAACAATCTACTGAAAGCACTAAGTCTTTAAATAGTGGACAACAAACTCTTGTAGTTCAAGGTACATTTGGCTGGGAAGACAGAAGCTCAATTGAGCTTACAGGCACTTCAGAGGCTCTTGACGCAACGGAAACAGATGTTGATGTATCAAGTGCAGCAAATTGTTCTGATGGCATGGTAATCAAAGTAGAAAGTGAATTAATGTATGTGCAATCGATTGCGGGAAATACATTGACAGTAATTCGTGGAGTTTCTGGATCTACAAAAGCAACTCATACATCTGGTCAGTCCGTTACTCGACAGATGTTTCCAGACGATGTTGTACAAACATGCCTTGAAATTACACGGGTACGATACAGAGAACGAGACATGGGATTAAATAGAGATATCGGCTCAGTCGAAGATAGAATGACAATCCCAACTAAAGAAGAACAATTGATAATGCAAGATATTAATCACTATAAGAATTACACCAAAGGTTCAGGAGTGTTTTTCTAATGGCAAAATCAATGTCATCAAAATACAAAGTTACAGTAAAAGGTCCTTTATTAGTAAGAGGCGATAAAAATTTAATGAAGGGCGTACGAAAAGCTTTAACTAAAGTTGGTAAATCTGTAACTAATGAGGTGAAAAAAAACACACCAGAAAAAACTGGTACTTTACGCAAAAACATTAAAGAAGGTAAACCGACAATATCCAAGACATCTGCACAAATAACTATCTCTTCAGGATCAAGTCATGGTGGGGCTTCAGGAGTAAAAACAAACTCAGGCGGCGATGTTGTATACGCTTTATGGGTTGAAACTGGAAGAAGAAGAGGAGCAATTATGCGGACTCGTAAAGGCGGATATAAGATGTTTGAAAAAGCAGAAAAAGAAGTTACCAAACCTAAAAATCTAGACAAGATGGGCAAAATTATTTCAAAACAGGTAGGAGGTTAATAATGACCAGAGCTGGCGTAATAACCACTATAGAGTCATTATTAGCTGGAATTACAAGTCCAACTTTTACAGCTGTATTACGAGGTGAACCTCTATTGGTTCCATCTACTCCAATTATCTCCTTTTGGTTGTCACAACATGAAGAAGATTTTACTACACTAGGCGATGCTTCAACAACAGCAGAATTTTCTATTCGTTGTTATTGGAGAATGTCGAGTGCGCAAGCTGTAAGAGAAAATTTAGAGTTAGAAGTATGGAATGCAATTTCATCTATAAAATCTGCCTTACGAGGTGATTCTAATTTATCTGGTAACTGTACAGATTCAAGGCCAGGCTTTGCATCTACTGGTTATGTAGATTTATCAGGGATTACTTTTAAAGTAGTTGATATGCCATTCTTCGTAGATATATATGGAAGTGAGACTATAACACCATGAGTCCAATTAAAAAGAAATACGATTCGAGCAAACAATATGTTGCGACAGTCGGTATTGATATTGATGAAACAAAAGAAGGTAAAGCTGCTCATTATGAAGCAGGTGAAATAATAAAAGATGCGCCAGGGCATTTTGACTGGGAAGGTCTAATAACCGTAAACGCAATCGAAGTCGTTAAAGGAGGCAAATAATGGCAAAAGTAAATGGGCTAGGTCAAGCTCTATATGTGCAGGGATATGATTTAAGTTCAGATGCATCAGCGTTATCGGGGGCAGGATATACGCAAGAATTGTTAGACACCACAAGTATTGACTTGTCTGCAATGGAACGAATAACTGGTAGATTAGATGCTACGTTGTCAGTAAATGGCTGGTTCGATAACGCTGCTGGAAAAGGTCATGCAGCTTATTTGGCTTCAAGTAAACTACCTACTGGAGACCGAGTAGTTACCTATCAAATGGGAACTGCTATCGAAGGAGCCAGCTATATAATGAATGCCAAGCAAGCCACCTACGATGTAGCTAATCAGTCTGGTTCAGCTTTAGCGACAACAGCAACATTTTCTAGTAATGCATCGGTTACTGGCTTTGAAGGCTCCGCATATGCAGTAATGCTTGACGCTGGAGCGACAACGTATACGTCAACGACCAATGGCACGAGTGTAGATCAAGCAGCAAGTTCAGCTGCTGGTTCAGTTGCAGTTTTGCAGTTTATATCTGGAAGCTCAGTATCGTCACTTGTGGCAAAAATACAACATTCAGCCAACAATAGTAGTTGGTCGGATATCATTACATTCTCAACAATATCTGCAGACACGCCAACGGCTGAGATAGTCAGCATGGAAGGTACCGTCAACAGATACGTGAGAGTGCAATATACCCTTAGCGGTACGAACGCAAAATGCCAAATGTCGTTCCATAGGAAATAATTAATACTTTTTGAAAGGAGTAAATAATGGCAAAAGTTTCAGGTTTAGGCGATACCGTTAGCGTAGATGACTCAAGCGGAACCGCTAGGGCAATCACTAATGATATTACCGATTTTAGTATCAATATACCTCAAGCATTATTAGATGCAACAGGTGTAGATAAGTCAGCTCAAGAGAGGCTTATTGGTTTAGGAGACGGAACCGTTACCCTCAACGGAGTAACTAATTTCGCATCTAACCAAAGCCATGATGTGTTTAAAGTCAGAACTGGTACTCGAACAGTTACAATTACATTATATGAAGATGGATCTGGAGATCCACGTTTAATAATGGAAATGTTAGTTGGTTCGTATGATATAAGTCGAGGTAGTGATGGTGCAAGTACATGGTCCGCAACATTAAGTTTGCAGTCAGGTACAACACCTACTTGGTCAACTAGTTAATAATTTAGTTTTTTAGAGGAGGAATATTATGAGTGGATGGACTGTTCCGCAGAGGGAACTACATATAAATTTAGAAGGTGATTTTGGAGGCGCTGAACTTGTATGCAAATTAGATGTTTCAATTGGGACATTTGTAGAGCTACAAAAACTTAGCGCTCAAGAAAACACTATTATAAATAGTTATGAAAAATTTGGTGAGGAAATACTTATCAGCTGGAATTTTTTGGATGGAAACGGTAAAGCGCTTCCACCAAATGGTAAGGGTATGTTAGCTCTTTCACCAGGTTTGGCTATTGGAATTTTAGGAGCCTGGACGTCTCAAGCATCGGGAAACCCGATAGACTCCTCCAACGAATTGCAAGATGGAAGCACGTTGGCGGAGGAGTCGACAAAGACGGAAACGAAATAGTTAAGCCATCTGAATTGAGTTGGGCAGAAATGATAGAAAACTTTTGTTTACACTATCATGCTCTGCCTAGCCAGATTTTAAAAGAAGATATAGGAATGCTACGAATGCACCAATTGTTAAATGTAGGTAAAGATAATAAATAATGGCACAAGGTATTGGTAAAAAGAACCCCGTTGCAATAACCGTTGATGTTCTTGCTTCTGGCGCTATTAAGCAAATTAAAAAATTGTCAGGAGCATTAAAAGGCGTTGGAATAGGCGCTAGTGTGGGTGTTGCTGGTATAGGTGTTTTAGGTGCTGCAATGGGCGTAGCCACATCGGCTGCTATAAAACATGCTTCTAAGCTAGAGCTAATACAAAATAAAACCAAAATTGTGTTTGGCGATCAGCTTGGATTGATACAGGATTGGTCTCAAAAGACAGCACAGTCTTTCGGGTTAACTGCAATTAACTTAGAAGGTATGGGAGCTGGCTTTGCTGACTTGCTCATACCTATGGGTTTTGCCCGTGAGGAAGCAGCTCATATGACAATGGACGTTGTTGGGCTTGCTGGTGCTATGTCTGAGTGGTCTGCAGGTACGAGAACAGTTGAAGATACAACTCGTATCTTAGCTCGTGCCATGCTTGGCGAACGTGAGATGTTAAAGGACTTAGGTGTTGATATTCGTGAGCTTGACATCAAGCAACGATTAATGGCTAAAGGTCAAGAACATTTAACAGGCAATTTCCTCAAGCAAGCTCGTGC